TCAATCAATGCTTAATGTTACAAGAGAAGCTTTTGTAAACGGCATTAAGTTTGCTGAGAAAATGCACGGTATTGGAGGTGAGGATGAGTAAAGATTTACGAGAAGATTTACGAGAAGGAATATCTCTACGGGACCACTTTGCCGGTTTGGCTATGCAGGGTTTGTTATCGGCTGATACAACGGCAGATTTAGTTTGTGAAAGTATTGCGCGTTTGGCATACGACCAAGCAGATGCAATGCTGGCGGAGAGGGAGAAACAATGACATTTGCACTAATAGTTTTAGCAGTAGAGATAGTAGCTCTTATATGGATGGCCCCTATTCTGATAAAGGTAAACAAAATAGATAGGGATTTGAAAGCTATGAACGACAGACTGGGAGGTGGGGAATGAAAGATTTAAACAGCGATACGTTTAGATGTAGATTTGTTATTGATAAATGGGCTCCTGAAGTTGAGTATAGAGTGTTAAAAAAGGTAGCAATCGGGAATTGGTTTTTTGGTGTATTTACTATTTATAAATATTATTGGTCTAATTGGATTGGAGGTGCGGAATGAAGGTGAAATATCCTCTTTTTGCAGATACCGCTCGTTGTCTTGGTAGCAACTGCGATAAGAAGCAAGACTGTCAGCGTCATCTTACTATTGAGATAGATACTAAAGATTTTTTTTGGCATGGCGATTTCAAGAAAGAGTTAAAAGAACTTGAATGTACCTTATTTATAGACTGGCGCAACGCGCATGAATATGAACATTAAACCTAGAATTAAACGTGTAGGTAATATGTGGCTGTGCATTGGGCCTTATGAGATTAAAGGCTTTGGAAGCACTCCGTGTAAAGCCTACTTGAACTGGACAAGGCAATGGTTTTAAGACCGTATCAGGATGAGGCTGCTGACTTTCTGTATAGCCGTGATCGAGCGATGATCCTTGCGCCAGTTGGTGCTGGCAAGACGGCCATCACTTTAACAGCTATGCAGGCGATGATACAGGACGGGCATGTTAAGCGTTTCCTCGTGCTTGCACCCAAGCGTGTGTGTACAGATGTTTGGAGGCAGGAAGGGCTTAAATGGTCGCCTAATCTATTCATTGAAGTGGCGGTTGGTACAGCTAAGAATAGAATGGACGCTTTTAAGTGCAGCGCTAATGTCATCGTAACGAATTACGACAATCTGCTATGGCTTTGCCGTGAACATCCAGAGCTGCTGAAATTCGATGGTATTGTTTTCGATGAACTGACACGTTTAAAGAACCCGTCAGGCTCACGCTTTAAAGCGTTGTTCAAAGTAATTGATCTGTTCAAGATACGTTGGGGTTTGACCGGATCGTTTACTAGCAATGGTTTAGAAGATGTGTTTGGGCAATGTAAAGTAGTAGACCAAACATTGCTAGGCAGAAGCAAAGGCGCGTTCTTAGAAAAGTATTTCGTACTGATGAACCGTGATTATGGAGAATGGGCGGCACGTTCTGATTCCTTACCTAAAATTATGAAAGCGATACGCCCAGCGACATATCTATTAGACGCAGGGGATTATACTGACTTAATGCCACCTTTGCACATTGTTGAAGTGAAGTGTCAGATGGACTTGGAACTCTACAACACCATGAAGAAGGATTTTGTAGTGAAATTTCCTAGCGTGACAGCCGTTGCGGTTAATTCGGCAGTCGTAACAACCAAACTGCAACAAATGAGTTCAGGCTTTGTGTACCATACGACTACTACGCCTGCTAAGACTCCTGGGAAGTATGATTCATCTACTGAATCGATTTGGTTTTCCAGTCATAAATTCGATAGGCTAGAAGAATTACTTGCAGAAAATCAGCGAGACTGTACAATGATTTTTTACACCTACAAGGAGGAGTTAGCAGAACTGAAGCGCAGATACCCCCACGCGCAGACATTAGATGACCATAACGCTGTTGAGCGTTGGAATACGGGGCAGATTGAGTTGTTGTTGGCGCACCCTAAAAGCGCAGGGCATGGCCTAAATCTCCAGCATCATGGCAATAAGATAGTGTTCTTATCATTGCCGTGGTCATTGGAGTATTTCGAACAGGCAATAGGACGTATTCATAGGAGTGGTCAAAAGCGGGAAGTGTGGTGTTATGTCATGCTGACCGATAAAACGATAGATGAACGCATTTATTCCGTATTGCAGGAGAAATGCACCTTATCAGAAATAGCAGTCGAGGAACTTTCAAAATGACGCAAAATGAAGTAAAAGCTTTATTTGATTATGACCCTATTAAAGGGGTGTTGATTAATAAAACTCAACGTGCAAAGCGTATAAAAATAGGGTCTGAAGCGGGAAAATTACGCTTAGACGGTTATAGGGATGTGAAGGTTAAAAATAAATATTATTTAACTCATAGATTAATTTGGATGTTTGTAACTGGATCATGGCCTAAAAACTATATCGATCATATAAATCAAATCAAAAATGATAATAGGCTTTGTAATTTACGAGATGTTACTCGTTCACAAAACAAACAAAATACAGGTTTGCAAACTAATAATTCTTCAGGTGTTAAAGGGGTTGCATGGTGTAAAGTTAATAATCAATGGCTAGTACGAATAACACTAAATAAAAAAATATATTATTTAGGTTTATTTAAAAACATAAATGATGCAGCCTTAGCTAGAAAACAAGCCGAAGAACAATTACATTCACATAGGAGATTAGGCGCATGAATTTGAGTTGGCGAAAGCTGAATGAAGTATTAATAGATTTAGATGAAAAAGAAGTCCTTTCCCTTCTTGAGAAAGAAAAAGTAGGTGCTAGACGTGCGATGGTTTTAATACGCCTACATCAACGCTTTTGCACCTTGAGAATGGCTAGGGAGCGCAATCAATTATTTGGAGAACAATAATGATCTTTTATAACTGTGAAGAATTAGAAACTAAACTTTATAAAGCTAGAATGATTAATTTATATCTTACTATAGCTTTAATCATATCGTTAATGGTTAATGTGGCATCAGCAGAAACAATTAACTGCACTACTTTTGGTACGCAAACTACCTGTACTAATGGGATGGTGATTAACCGCATGGCATTAGGTACAAATATTACTACACCTGATGTGGTTCCAGTAGTAACGCCGATGGAACAAATAGCGCCTGCTATGCTAGTTGTTCCTATCCCACCAATACCAGGTATTAAATAATTTCTTCTTCAGCAGGCATCGCAGCAACTTGTGGGCCTGCTTGTTCTTGAATCTTTTTGATAACGCCAGCTACTTGAACGAATTGGCCTACACCTAAAGCGTTCATAATGATGTTAATTTCTTCTAGTTCTAATTCTAAGTTAATCATAAGAGTAATAATTCTGCTTCTTTATTTCTACGAATAGTAAGACCTTTTAAGACCTTACCGCCTGCTTTATCCCATTTCTTTATTTCGGATGAAGCCGCCAGCCAGTTACCCGCATCGACTTGTTTTTTTAATGTCGATTTGGCGTAATTACCAACACCCAGATTATAAATGAAGTCAGCGATAGCAGCTAATTTTTCAATGTTAGCTGTAGCTAGTATGGGCGAATACTTCACCGCTCGATCAAGAACACTCATGGCGGTTACTAATAGACATTCATCGGCTTTTTCTTGCGTCCAGCATACGCCTTGTTTTACTTCTGCCCCGGTGAAACCCCACCCCACTGTCCAGATTCCTGCCGGACACTTATAACTGGTAAGCTGACAGCCTTCTGACTCTTTAATTAGCTTGATTAATATCTCTAAGGCGGACATTATTGCCCTCTTGAAGTTACATAAACGATAAAAGCAAATATCGCCGACACGCTAAAGACCACGCCGCCAAAGAAGCCCTTATTCGAGTTATTAGTTTTCTGTAACACATCTAAAGCGTCAAATATCTTATCTGAACGTCTTCGTGATTCTTCACGTTCATCATTTAGCTCTCTGCACAACCCATCTAATCGTTCTTCCACTTTTGCCACTCTGCTTAGTATGTCGTCCACGTTGTCAGATCCTTTAATTAACTATAGTTTTTGGTTTTGCTTCAGCTACAAAGAACCCTAAAGCACCGAATACAATTGTGCCTATATTAAGGGCGTTTTGTACTGCACCAGGATCAACATTAACCCCACCTAGAGCAGAAACAGCGGCTATAGAAGCCATTGTGCTAGGTTCAGATAGCCTTGATTTTAACCATATAAAAAAACCTAATAAGGTACTCATGTTTTTATGATGTACATCATTGCTACGTTCTTAGGACGTGTTTCAGCGCCTGACGCAATCAGAATACCAGTTGTATTTGATTGAATATCGGCAACGCCTGAACCTGTAGTTGCGCTAGTAGGTGATGCTGATCCTGATGAACCACCGTTGCCCCCGCCCATATTATTAGTGTATGAATGTGTATGCCCTGCATCAGTATGCGTATGCCCCGGATCGGTAATTGTAACAGGCCCGACTAAATCTGCTTGTGTAGATCCTAAGACACGCCCGACATCCACACCAGCGCTATCATCCCACCCTCGAACAAAATAGCCTCTTAAATCAGGAAGGTTGAATGTCGTTGTGCTATCGCCTGCGCCATATAAAATACCGCAGACACCAAACAGATTAACATAAGTTGTTCTTGATACCGCAGCGCCATTACATTCTAAATACCCTAAAGGTACTACATTACCCGCATAAGCAGCTACATGACCGATAGGGCCAGCAGCGCCTGTGATATTGATAGGCCAGTTAGCACCAAAATCGGTTGTTTCTTGTGAAGCAGTAAAATTAACCCCATTCCATCCCATGAAGCCCT